CCACCACGATCCAGATGAAGTTGCTCTGAACCACGGCCTTCAACTGCGCTCCCGTGAGCGAGCCAGGGTAGTTCGTGGTGTTGATCAGCGCGTAGCCGGCAATGGAGTTGTTGCCATCGGCGGCGTCGCCAACCGATCCAGTCACGATCGTGTAGGTCGTGTCTTGCCAGTAGACCACGCCCGGAGCGGCCAGCCAGCTTGCGTTGGTGGTCGAGTTGTATCGGACGTAACAGATCGTCAACGGAGCGCCAAGACCGTTTCCGGACGACACGAAGCCAAAGCCCGTGGTCGGACTCAACTGCGTGTTGATCGGGTAGGTGTATCGTGCGCCAAGCGGATTGAGGGCGCCGTTGTTCTCCAAAGCCGTATTGTACGAATCCACGGCCGTGTACAGGTTGCCCGTCGAAACTACCGGATACTCTGTTCCAAGCATTGTCTCTCTCCCTGCCCGCTTGGGCGGTGAAACTTATTACTTCTGCACCGTAGTCGCAAGCATTTTTTCAAGCTGTTGTATTTCCTGCTCACGCGTTCGATTGGCAGCAAGTTGAACTTCTGGTGGGGCAGACAAAAAATCCCATCTGTCCTCACACATCCTCACGGCTCTGACAAAACCGCCGACTTGAATGTCTGACCGCTTCCGCTTCCAGATTGAAACTGGGCACATACCAAGCTGATCGGCTATTGTATTCAACCCAAGCCCTTGGTCGGCTAGTTCCATTACCTGTTGCCGAGTAGCCGCTGGACGTGGCCCTAAAACCAAGCAAGTTCTGTTGTCCATCACGAAACTCGGAACAATCCAAAAGCGACTTTCGTCAACTCCGAAAATCACAAAATAGTCACACTCTTGGCTATAAGCCTTTTTGCGGTTAATCGGCGCATGAACTCGACCCGATTGCGTGGACCCAAGTCGCAGGTTATAGGAAGCCTTGGAAACCTTCACGATTCCCTCTTTGCGCTGAATCCTTACTTGTCGAGTAATCAACGTCGCGGTCTTCACCTGAATGCGCAACCCCGTGGATAGCATTAGGTCAACGCCGTGGTCGTCTACGGCTGGTTTGTACGGGTGATGTCCACGAAAAATAAGTTCGGACATCACTCGCAAAACGCCTGCTTCGCCGATTTGTATGCACTTTGCCATGTAACTATTTTAGGCTCAGGCAGTTATGCCCGACAAGATAAAACCGAGTCTCGGAGCCGAAACCACGATGTTGCCGCCAAAGCACAACTGGCCGGCTGCATCCACCGAGTTTGGAAGTTCCTTGAATCCCGTGAAGCCGAATCCGAACAGTTCCTGCTCGGAAATGTGGGCGCACATGAAGTCAGTGTTCATGCCGAACACGTATCCGGCTGGAACGTACTGGTCAACCACCAGTCGCTGGTTGTTGAATCGCAGTGCCTGGAAGCCGATCGAGAAAAGGTCGCTGGTCGTGTCCAGCACTCGCTGTGCAGGAACCATCTTGTTGTACAGCGAGTTGTAGACAGCCTGCGTGGTCGACAGCAGGTTCGGCTGGCGGTTGCCAAACGTCGCCTGTCCATACGCCTTCTGCAGCGTCGGGATCGACAGCGTTCCGGCCACGTTCAAGTAGTAGCCGTTGATGCCAGTGTTGGCGCCAGAGCCGACCGCGGCGCGCGACAGGCCACCGTATGTCGGATAGTTGGTGCCGTCGTCATACGCCGCCAGCAAGCCGTCAATCGCGATCTGCGAGGTGACGGTGCCCTGACCATCGCCGTACAGGTCGGTGGCCAGTGACTGAGCCAGAGTCTGTGAGCCGTTGATCATCTTCTCTTCCACGAACGACATCACCGCGTCGTTGCCGCGGTTCAGCGGAAGCTGCGTGCCCTGAATGGTCACGTTGGCGTAGTAATACTTCACGTTGAACACCATCGCCGTGTCCGTCTGGACATAGCTGATGTCGAACGTGCCACCAGGCGCGAACGGCCCCGCCTTCAGCGGAGCATACTGGATGGGCTGTTGGATTTGGACGCCGCCAGGAAACGGCTTCACCGTCTCGCCTTTGAAGACGAGTACGAAGGCTGGAGACACCTTGTAGTAGTTGTCCACCAGTTCCGGCACGATGTGGTTTACCGTTACGGCCGAAATGTCATTATAGGGAAGCGGCATCGCTGTTTCTCCTCAAGCCAAACTTTGTTCGTTGCTACGGAAAATCCTTACTCGTTGGACTGAGCGGCCATGCGGTCACTCAATGCCTGACCTGCACGCTGCGCGGCAGTCGTACCCTTGTCGTCGGTCGCCTTGCCACGGTTGATGAATGTTGAAAGCGGGCTGCGAGCCGATGCCGGAGTCACTCCAGGCACCATCTCGTTGTTCGCCTTCTTCTTCTTCAACTCTTCGGTGGCGGTGTTGACGCGAGTCTCGATCGTCTTCTCGATTCGGCGGTCAGAGGTCCATGCCTCATACGCCTTTGTGATCGACGGAAAGTGATTGCCGGCCTTGTTCTGCTCGGTCAGATATTCATCGAACTTCACGGAGTCGAAGTCCTCGCCAAATTCCTTCTCGTGACGGCGGTAGACCCGGTTGAGTTCGTCGGCGCTGCGGATGCTGCGCGCGGTGGCGGCGCCAATCAGTTCGTCGGCGCGAGATTTGATGACTTCTTCGATGCTGGCTGCCGCCGTGGTCTTGATCCGCTCATCCAGATTGCCGAGGCGCTTGTCGAGAGCACCTTCAATGTCGGCGAGGCTGAATGCGCTTGGGGGAGTTGCGGCGGCCTGAGCGGCGGGTGGCGTAACGACTGTTTCGGCCTCATCGGATTCGTCAGCGTAGTAGGTGTCAACCACCTCTCGCATCACAGCAGGGTTCGCTTTGATTCTCGCGATTTCCTTCTGCGTCAAGCCTCGTCCGAACAGTTCGTCAATCAGCGCCATTTCTCACACACTCCTATGCAGCAGCTTGCTGTGTTGGGTCTGGCGGGGGCGGCGGCGTGGCCGGAACGCCCTGCGGCGACTGGTTACCTGGGACGGCACCTTCTGGACTTTCCTCGGGAGCCGAAATCTTGTTCGGGTCCACGTTGAACACATCGACAAGCGCCGACTTCATCATTTCCTGGATGGGAGCGAACTTTTGTTTCAGTTCCGGCTTGCCGATCTTCTCAGCCGCCTTCACCATCTTGGACATCACTCGGAAAATGCCGGAGAACCCGTCGATGATTTCGTGGTCAGGAGCTTTACCCTTAGCGTCAGCGCCACCGGGCTTACCAGCCCCGGCACCGCCGCTCATCTTCGCGACGTTGTCGTAAAAGCTCGGAGGTGCTGACTCTGGAGGCATGGGTTAGATTTTGTGGTTCGCCGGGTATCCGGTCTTGCTGTTAACGCTGGTTCCGCGATCCGGAATCGGTTTGCCGTCCACGATGGTGTGGCCGACCGCTTCAAACGTTCCGCCAGTGACGGAGGGGTTCTTTACATCAACTCCAAACGTCTCTTCGGTTCGGTCTTTGCCTCTGATTCCCATTTCGATTTACTCCCGGTTGTTATGAAGGCCGAACTTTCGTCCGGCCTCCGATTGGTGGGTTCTGCCTGACGGCAGGCGGCAAAATTACATGCCGCGATGGCTCTTGCGCCGGCCGCCCTTGCGACCCTTCTTACGGCCCTTTTTACGTGCCATGAGAATTTTCTCCTTTCGGTGAAACGGTTTGTTTACCCGGCCTGCACCGGGGTCAGGCTGCTGATTTAACAGCTAACCTCGCAAGAAAAATCTCACAGCCAGAAAATTCGTGCAACTTCCTGACACTTTATTTTTTGTGGCCCTTCGGTGCCGCGGCCCCTGCCGCCGCCATCAGGGCCAGTTTTTCGGCTGCTTCTTCCTTCAATTCGCTCTCATTCAGCGCCACGTCGATGTTGCGATCAATGAAGCGGAACAGCATCTTTCGTGAGATGTCGCCGCTCTTGCGCATCGCGAAAGCGATCGGTAATTCTTCCGACTTCTCGATCGCCAACAGGCTTCCTTTGCGGATGTTGAAGCAGACCTTGCGCACGAATTCTTCAGGTTCCATGCCCTTCGGAAGCGCATGCCCGAAGAATGGGACCATGTCTTGCGGGACAAGACCTTCGGCACCGTATTTCGAAACGCGCTTGGCTGCATCGTAGAACTGCATCATGTCAGAGCAGACCAATCCGCCTGCATCGCGCAGGAAACTCTTGAGACCGCGACCCATGAAGCGAATATTGGTCGAACGAGAGTTGAAGATCATGTCCAGCGCATCGCCGCCAGGTACTTGCTTCTTCTGAATCGCCTGTGAGATTGCGCTCGCGCCGGAGGTGGAGTCCATCTCCTGCTCGACCTTGCGACTGAAAGCGTCAACGTACTGCGGCAGAATTGGCGGGTCCATGAACTTCGGTTCGCGAGGCGCGTTGTTGTTGTACGCAATCTTCGCACCAGGGTCGTTGGGACTGACCGTGTCCCAGTCACCCTGAGAGAGTGAAGCCTTTGGGCCGATCAGTGGCCGCTCAACCGCCACGGC